CAGCCACTTCTGTTTTAAAAGCGCAGGAAAAGAAAGTAGACGGAGGACTGGCAGCCATTGAAGATAAGAAGATTCCTGAGCGAAGCACTCCCCTCACTCCTCCCGGCTCATTGAGTGCCCGCAATATGGCGCAACACTGCACGGCCTGCCAGCTCTGTGTGTCGGCATGTCCCAATCAGGTTCTTCGTCCTTCTGCAGACTTAAGGAAATTGATGCAACCGGAAATGTCATACGAACGCGGCTATTGCAGACCGGAATGTACAAAATGTTCGGAGGTATGTCCTGCAGGGGCTATCCGTCCGATAACCAAAGCTGATAAATCATCCGTTCAGATAGGGCATGCCGTGTGGGTAAAGAAAAATTGCATACCACTTTCATGGAACGGAACTTGTAACATACAAAATCCACACCGTTCAAACCTGTCCGCATTTGCTTAAAAAATACAGGACCGGGAGAAGTTAACTTTATGATATAAATCCGGAAAAACCAGACGTGCCGCTTAACAAAAACGATGCGTTTCAAAAAGTACAAAAACGACACGTACAAGAAAAAAGGTGAGCGCGGTCCTATTCAGCATGATCAAAGCCCACCGTTTTTCTTTCACTTGAACCCTCTTTAAATGGCTTTAAAATATCATTTAAAAGCCATTGCAGATTCAAAATAATTCACTATCTTTATGCAATGTTAGGCTGCTATACCTGACACCTCATCCGGCTTCGTGTACAGCATCATGTCTGTATATTTAGCTTGATAGTTTACGCTTGCACTAAACTCCGCTTTCCTGCATTCCTTGAATGGGCTGCCGACAAATGGGTTTCGGTCCATCCAGTCGCACAGTTCTAAAATGGAGGACTTGTTCGAAGTGAAGTACACAAACGAATGCCCTTTCAGAACGGTCAGCACGTCCAGGTAGTCAGCCAGACGCCAGGACATCTCGTAAGTACCCACCTCGGTGGAAAGGTACGGCGGATCAACCAGGAACACCACACCCGGAACATCCTTGTAACGTTTGAATACTTCCTTGTAGTCTTCGCTGGTTATAGTCAGTCCTTCCAGATAATCCTTTGCTTCGGGATAATCTGTTTGCCGAATCCTATTGTAGATGGCTTCTTTCTTCATTCCTTCCAAACTGGTCACATATTTCATGGCGAACAACAAGGATGCGGAAACCGTGATATAATCCACGTAGCCGTGCTCTTTTTCTTCCCTCTCAATACGGGCAAACATTTTATCGCGAACCTCCCCGGTTATACGTTTATTTCTGGGTTCCCCTTCAGCTATCCGGCGCAAATCGGATAACAGCACATTGGTGGCTGGGATATTCGCAAGCCTCCGGCGGTAGTTGTCGAAGTCGTTATACACAACGGCGGCATCAAGCCTGACACATTTGGTAATATGTGACAGCAGGCCCGAGCCGCCAAATAGGTCCACAAACACGGTGCTGCCCGGGAACTGTCCCAGCACCCTGATAAAATCCTTCGCAAACATGCGTTTCTGCCCCACGAAAGGAAGCGGGGCGGACAAATACATCTTTTTCATTTCATTCTGCTTTAAAACGGCCGCAAAGGTCCCCAGAATAAACGAAAAACAGCGGGAAACATGAACGGTTCCCGCTGCAAGACATATACAGCAAACTACACGTTCAGCCCGAAGCGGACCGCCTCGTCACCGGCAAGCAGTGCGCGGGTTCCCTGGATATTGTTCTCGTAGATATGCACATTTCCCAAGTAGAGGGTGATCGACTTCAAGGGAAGTTCTATCTGCCGCGCCATCAGGTACAAGTGGTAAATATCGGAAGGTAGCCCGAGGTTCGCGTCACTGCTACGCTGGTAGGCGGATAGAACCAGTTCACCGCCATCTAACTGGAACTGTACCAGACTCAAACAGGGTGCCTGGTTGCTCTCGGCACCGGTTTCGCCCAGGAAAAGCACGTAGTTCTTGCTGTTGCGCCTCTCCCGGTTGATTTTCGCTATCAACGGAGGCAGCTTCTCGAAATAGGTCGGGTAACTGTTCACCAGGATGGAGCCGCAATAGTCCCACCAGTTGATGCCGGCCTCCCGGTACTTCTCCACGTTGCGCTCACCCTGCATAAATAACTGCAACTCGCTGCGGAGCTTCTTGCGGGCGATATGATGCCCTTCGAATATATCGAGCAGGTCTGCCGGTGTCAGCGAGAGCTGCTCGTTCAGAAGGTACTGTATGTTTCCCTTCTTGTTGGTCTGTGTCTTTCCCGTGGCAAGGATCTTGTCCAGGATGCGGTAATACTTATTCATAGCCATTTCCTCCTTCTAAATTTGAAACTCCCTAAAGATAAGGGGAAACGGCACTCCTTGTGGCATAAGACTGCCTGTTCACACTGCAAGCGTCTTGCAGTCGCTCTGGAACCGTTTCACCAGCGCGTACACCTTGCGCTCGCTCACCGAATACTTTTCGGACAATACGGCCACGACATACGAAACTTTCTCACCCTGATCCAGTAGGCGGGTATAGTCTGAATACAAATCAATATACCGGGCATCCTCCAGACGGATTCCGGATGCTTGAAGCCTTTTCAACAGTTCCCGGTTAAAGTTTAATATCTCAATCACTTTCATACAACAAAAAAATTATATCTTTGCATCGCCAATCATTTTTTAAACACATAAAAAGAGAGAACTCGTGACAGAGGGTATTTGCCCCCGGTCGCGCGAGTTCTCTCGTCGTGTGTTAAAAAAGTGATTGGCGTTACTATTTAACAGGCCGGGGGCTTTTTTCTTCCCTCCCCCGAAGGGTTCATTCCACCCGGTAATCTTCCGGATCAAAAGCGTCTTTCTTTCTCCAGCCGTCAGCCAGTGTATCCTGGATGTGCTTCATGGCCTTCGTGTAGAAGTCCGTCAGTTCCTCCAGATTCTCAAACGTCCGGTACTGGGGCTCCTCATCCGTCCCGAACTTGAACGTCACCGGGAGCATAGCGCCGCCGGTCTGTACGGCCAAATCATACGCTGCCTTATAATTGAACTGGTTCTCACTTGACAGCCATACCGGCATGTCCTCATAGACAAACCCGGAAAGTATCTCCCGGTCGGTCTGGTCGTTGTACCAGCCCGTGATGACGGACTTTATAGTGTCCGGACCGGGTTTCCCGATGAAACCCTCCTCCATGTAGGAGGCGGAGCCGTCCTCCCTTTCCTGCACATCCCAGCGGATGCGCCATCTGTTACGTGCCGGGCTCACGCACTCGATCAGTCTTATCCCGGATGTTCCTTCTACCCGTTTCATGTAAATATGTATTTAGTTCGACCCTTGCCGAAAGTTTCCGTCTTGATGGTGGTCTCGAACGGAAAGCCGTCGGGCATATCCTTCACTTGCAAGAGGATGTTCTTCATCTCCTCGCTGTTGGTGAAGAACTTTTTCGGTTCGCCGTTCATCTCAATAGCCACGATACAGCGGTCCTCGCCCTGTTCGGTCTTGATGCCCGTCTCAAAGTCCTTCACCACAATCGGTAAGTTTACCAGCTCCCGGATGCTTACCACCACCCCGGGAAAACGTTTCTTGCCGTCCTCCGGCTTGTAGGAAACGTTCAAGTCTTTAAATGATCTCATGTCTTTGCCTGTTAATTTTTTAAACAACGTATGACAGTCGGCGTGTTTGGCCATTCCATAGAATGACGCTACCAGTTCACGCCTTCTTCTTCTCGATTTTACCTCGTGCATTTTTCGGGCGAATTTCTGCTTGATGCGTTTACGGATACGGACATGCTCCGGACCATAAATCACATAACCGAGAAAATCGATGCCCTCTTCCACCGGGAACACGCGCTCGTCAGATTTTATCTGAAGCCCTATCCGTTCCATTTGTGAGTGGACAGCATCACGAATCATCCACAGTTCCGCTTTCGTTTTACCAAGTACAAGACCGTCATCACAATAACGATAGAAATGACGGACACTGTACTTATCCTTCAAATAATGGTCTAAAAAAATAGACAGGAGTAAATTACCGGTAGCCTGCGAGCTTCTAAGCCCGAAACTGATACCGCTGTCAAGCATCATTATAAAGGAATTGAGAATTCCAAGCAGTTTCTTGTCCTTGAAAACACGGGCAAAGCACCACATAGCAAAATCCTGACGTACATTGTCATAAAAATGGTGAATGTCAAACTTATAACCATACCCTGTCCCTTCCGGATCCGTTTCCATGTCACGACAGATGAACTTCATCAGGTCATGGGTGCCGCGTCCCTGGATAGATGCCGACGTTGTACGTATAAAGCGCCTGCGCAGGTGTTTGTCCACTACGGTCATGATGGCATGTACTCCGATACGGTCATACATCGTAAGAATCTGCAAATTCCTTGCCTTTCCATATTCCCAGATAGTCCGTTCACGATAACCGCTGACACGGAAAGAGCCGTCTGATATACGTTCTGCAAGTTCCTTTATAACTTCCTCCCTATGCGCAAGCAGGTAGCGTCCCTGGCGGCTTCGTTTACGTGACGTTCCGCGAAGGACCTGATTGAACGACTCCGACATGTTGGAGTAATCCGCTATCTCCTCGATAATATAACCTTCTCTGCGCATAACTGTTTTTCTTGGGGCCTTCAATCCCCCGGGCCCGGCTTCTTCGAACCGTTTCCGGCCTACCAAACCCTACCCGACACTCTGTTTTTCAGTTTTCCGGCCCTTACGGACCGCTGTTACTGCGGCTTGCCCCCCTCGGCACCACGGTGGGGACAAGTCCCCGGTGTTGTACGCCGATTAAAATTTCCTTTCGATTGTTGTTCAGACGAGAACCGATGTTCGTGTTCGTATTCGAGGAATCGTTGTTCGCATTCGACATCGAAACACCGCCATTCGGGTTCGCGTTGTTGTTGCCACGATAGACCACACGGCCTATGGGGAGGCGCCACCTTTCAAATGCAAAAGTACTATTTTCAAATTATTATTTAACAAACAGATACAAAACCTGACGTCAAAAAAATATTTTTCGACGGGCTGACGCCCGTAATGAACGGTGTTCCCCTGCTCGGGGAACACCGGACGTTTTGTCGCTTCGCTCCCGCTTTGACGCTTTACGCGACCGATCATGCAACCTCGCTTATCGCTTTAAACGCCACGGCGCTCGACGCCCTGACGAGCCGACCGCGGAAGGCCAGACGAGAACCGATGCTCGTGTACGCACTCGAGGAATCGTCGTACGCATTCGACATCGAAACACCGCCAAACGGGTTCGCGTGGCTGTTGCCACGATAGACCACACGGCCGGAGGCAGTGGATATGTAGTAGATGTCGCAGTAATTTGTCGAGGAGGAACCCGAAACGGAACCCACCGGAATCACGTCCATATATTTGCCATGCGCCACGGCGGTAATCCAGATACCGGAACTCACGGAACCCTTAACCAGGCGGGTACTGCCGTCAGGCATCCAGATGCGCCACTTCCCGGAATTGCCCGTGTCATTAGGGAGGTCCACGCCGTCCATCATGTCATATTTATGACCATAGATGTCCTCGTAGCCAAGGCAGCAAATATTATTCACCTGCGTAACCGTGGCCCCGCCGTAGTCATCCTTCTCACGGTACCACGCATACTGGTGGACGGAGTTTTCTATCAGGCTGTTCGTCACATTAGGGTTGATGGAGGAGGCTTCCTCATAGCCGATCGTGTCCGTCATCCCGCGGCTGGCAGTACCACCCGTAGTACGGTTGTTCGTGTGAGAGCCCGCGCCGCATTGTTCCTGGCTGTCACGACGACCGTACTTCGCGTAGAAAAGATTCGCGATGCGC